GGATTCACTCAAGAAAATTCTACCGGTGCTGGATTCTATAACACTCAGGGTGGTTGGTTCCAAACTCTTGGTACAAAGCTTCAAAAAGTAAGTAACAAGATTCACCAGAAGACACTTCGTGGTGGTGCTAACTTCCTTGTGACATCTCCTGCAGTAGCAACAATCCTTGAGTCTATCCCAGGATTCGCAGCAGATACAGATGGTACTAAAATGGAATTTGCGGCTGGTGTACAGAAGATTGGTGCAATCAATAACCGTTACACAGTTTACAAGAATCCATACATGAAAGAAAACGTAATCCTTATGGGCTTCCGTGGATCACAGTTCCTTGAAACTGGTGCGGTATTCTCTCCATATATTCCGTTGATCATGACTCCGCTTGTATACGATCCAGTTAACTTCACTCCACGTAAAGGTGTTATGACACGTTACGCGAAGAAAGTGGTTCGTGCTGAGTTCTACGGTAAAGTGTATGTACACGGATTAAACACTCTTTAATTGATTAACTAATTAACAATTGATTAAACAAAGGGAGAGCTTCGGCTCTCCCTTTTGTTGTTTATGGATATTTATATAAAAAAGAGAATAAACATCATGTTTGAATTAACTTGGCAAGAATTTAGCAGAAGACAGCATATAGCAAAATTACCGCTACATGAGCAAATGCGACAATTTCAACAAGAACAGCAACGATATCAACTAATGATGGAATATGTAATAAACACCACAACGGCGGCTGCAGCCGCATGCGGCGCTGCAGCGGGAGGAGGAACTGCTAGTCCATCAACAGGTGAAAATAATTATGTTGACGATTATGTAGATGATTACTTTGAATAATTTATAAAGAAATATTACTATGGCATTAACATTACGACAAGCAAAAGGAAGTAAATTAACTATCCAAGAAATGGATGATAACTTCGTATACGCCACTGCCGGCGGAGCCACTACAACAGTAGTAAACATATCATCTGCTGAAATCCTTGCTATGGGTACAAGCCCAATTGAGTTATTACCCGCGCCAGGTGTAGGCAAGTTTTATGATTATCATGGATATCTTGAATTAACGTATGGAACCACAACATATTCTCTAGCTGATGCTATTATGTTAGGTGGTCTAAACTCATATACGGGAACATTTTTAAGACAAAGTATTATAAGTAATGGCGATAATTGTGTATGTTTCTTTAGTAATACTCTACCACAAGAAACATTTAATGGTACATCACTACCTGAATTGGTAGGTAATAATATAATATTATTAGATGAACCAATAGTATTAACAACGTGGAATGGCACTGACCCAACACTCGGAGACGGCACACTACGCGCAATCATTACTTACACAACACGAACATTCGGAGCATAATATATAAAAGGATGGCTTCGGTCATCCTTTCTTACTGTTTAAATATTTATATAAAAAGAATATTATGGCAGTACCTAGAAACAAATACTCAATGCAAGCAATTATTCGTTATGATGGCCGGCTTGTAGATGTTTTAGATCGAATTCGAGCAATTCGTTTAGTATTAATGGTTCATATTGAACGAGACTTAGGACCAGACAAAGAATTGATTACCATCAAAGTAATGACACCGTATCCTCCGCATGATACATTCAAAGCAATTCGTCGAATGTGTTTAGGTAAAATTGAAACACTTAAAGACATGACACTGCAGCAATCTACGCTTACAAAATTACAATAATTAGTTACAAACAAGGAACATTATGGCAACACAAAACAAGGAAAAAACTCCCCCTAAGAATGATATTAAATTTTCAATCACATTGTCAGAAGAACAGAAACAAGCTAAAGCCCGAATCATAGAAACCCCATTCAATTTCATATTAGGAAAAGCTGGATCCGGAAAAACATTGTTAGCAGTTCAAATTGCCCTGGACATGTTTTTTAAACGACAAATCAACAAAATCATCATAACACGTCCTACGGTATCCAATGAAGATAATGGATTTTTACCAGGCTCGCTCAATGAAAAAATGGAACCGTGGTTAGTTCCGATACGCAGCAATATGCGCAAAGTGTATAACAAGCCAGAACTTCTAGATAAGATGGAAAAGGAAGAAAACATTGAATTGGTTTCTTTAGCACATTTCCGAGGACGTACTTTTGATAATGCTATATGCATTGTGGACGAATTTCAGAACCTAACAAAACAACAACTTCAGATGGTGTTAACCAGATTAGGCAAAGACAGCATCATGATATTAACTGGAGATCGTTATCAAGTTGATTTAAAATTTAACAATGATTCAGCAGTGCATGAAGTTCCGAAACTAAAACCATCCCGGTTTGTCAATGAAATCATTTTAACGGATAATCACCGTCATGAAGCACTTGAAGAAATTTTAGGGCTACTAAATGAAAAATACTGATATTTATATTTAAAAGTAATGAATGGATTATAAAAAAATATATAGTGCATTGTGTATTAAATCATTTAATCGCATACATACTGAAGAAATATATGAGAAACATCACATTATTCCTAAATGTATGGGCGGATCTGATAATGTAGATAATATTGCAATATTAACTCCTAAAGAACACTTTATTGCTCACAAGTTACTATGTGAAATATATCCAGATAACCCAAAATTATCATATGCACTATGGGCAATGATGAATTTAAACAATAAATATCAAAATCGAAATTATACTATATCATCGAGAGAATATGATAGGCTACGTCATACGTATATTAAATTACAATCATCACCGAAATCAGAAATTCATAAAAACAAAATAAGCAAATCTTGGACTGAGGAACGACGAAAAAATGCTAGTATACGTTTAACAGAATATAATAAAAATCGTATACATCCTTTAAAAGGAAAACATCACAGCGAGTTGACTAAACAAAAAATTAGAATAGCTAATACCGGGTATAAACATTCCGATGAAACTAAAAAAAAACTCAGTATGATCAATGCCGGTCGGACACATACCGATGAAACAAAACAAAAAATGAGTTTATCAGCTAAGAAACGAAAAATAATTACATGTCCTCATTGTAATATGCAATCAAAATCGTCTGGAAATATGAATAGATATCATTTTGCTAATTGTAAATATATTAATATGGAAATAAGATAATGGCCGACTATTCAGAAAATCGCCCCATATGGCCAGGATCATCATCATTTACGACTGGGTCTACACCATTCGGATTTTTTGATACTGATTCACTATTTCAACAACATGCAGACCGGTTTGCTAAATTTGCAGCACAGATGGTTGGATATCCGATAATGGATGTAGAATTATTAGACATAAATTTTTATGCAGCATTAGAATCTGCTACCATGGAATATTCCAATCAGGTCAATCAAATAAACATTGTGAACAATCTGATTAATACTCTGGGTGTACAGACCGGATCTAGTTATTTAACAGGCGGTACACTTACCGGAGCAAATGTAGGACAATCATTAGGATACATCACCAAGCTGTCTAAAGCATACGGTACTGAAGCAGATTCAGGTGGTACCGTTAAATGGAGAAAAGCTGTAATTGATGTTACTCCAGGTGTACAAACATACAGCATACGAAAAGCTGTTTCTGCATCATTAGCCGCAGCATCAATGTCATTGTCAGATAGCAGTTCCATAGAAATACGACGAGTATTGCATAATGCACCACCGGCCATTGTTCGTTACTTTGATCCATTCGTAGGAACAGGATTAGGTTCACAGCAATTATTGGATGCATTTGATTTTGGTGGATTTTCTCCATCAGTTAGTTTCATGATGATGCCAATACATGCAGATTTAATGAGACTGCAGGCTATTGAATTCAATGATCAGGTACGTAAGTCAAGTTATACATTTGAAATTCATGGTGATGACATCACGTTCTGGCCAGTACCAACATATCCAAGCGGATCAGTACCAGCATCATCCATATATTATAACAAGGTTTGGATTGATTATTTGTTTGAAGAAGAAAAAAGTCAACAAGCAATTTTATTTGGTAATACCGCACTTTTAACGGGAGTTGTAAGTGACGCCTCCAATATACCATACACGTATCAAAACTACGGGACAATTAATGATATGGGGCGTACTTGGATATTTAAATACGGTGTGGCACTTGTTAAAGAAACATTAGGGTATGTTCGCAGCAAATATTCATCTATACCGATTCCAAATGCCGAAGTAACACTGAATGGTGCGGAATTAGTATCACAAGGAAAAGCTGAACAAGAAGCCCTGATAACACAGCTTAGGGAATTTTTAGATAAACTAACAAAAGAAGCCATGTTAACTCGTCAGAATGCAGAAGCAACGCAAATGAGTGAAATACTAGGCAAGGTTCCGTTGAAAATTTATGTGGGATAGGAGTAAAATATGGCACTTTTTGGAAGTAAACGGGATGCTAGATTTTTAGCTTCTATTAATCGAGAATTACTAAATGCAATAGTTGACACAGAAATTGAATTTTTTAAACTCATAGTAGAAGCCAGCAACTCTAACATGTATGGCGAATCTGATGCAAAGTCATACTATGATTCTATATTAATACCATGTCTTGTTACCAAAGAAGGTAAAACTGCTAACATGGATGATTATGGTCACACATATACACGTACTGCCCAGTTTGCAATATCGCGTGATGTGTTAGAACGAGCTGCATTTTATCCGGAGGTTGGCGACATCATTTTCTGGGACAATGAATACTATGAAGTTGATAATACGGATGCAAATCAGTATTTTGTAGGAAAAAATCCAGACACCTGGCCTAATGGTACCGAACATGGATACAGTGTATCTGTGATTTGCGATACTCATGCAACACGTCAAACACCAGCCAGCATCAAAAATTTAAGACGCGGCGGAAACAACAATTTTTCATATAAAGGATAACAATGCCTAGATATAATCGAAAAGACATAGATCGAAAAACCAATAAGCCTAATCCGGATCGCACCGAAGGATTATCTGATGATCTGTTGTTGAATCGAGCATATCAAACACGCCGGGATGATGATGTTATACGAACACCTAAACGAACATTGTATGACATTGACTTTGCAATCAAATGGTACATTGACAATGAAATCCGTCCACAGATAACCGAAAACAATGCATTGGTCACAGTGCCGGTTATTTTTGCTAACGGAGAAAAATGGGACAATGTGCGACGATTAGGATATCTGCGGGATGAAAAGGGCATGCTGCAATCACCATTAATCATGTTAAAGCGTAACAGTGCCGTAGAACGAGACAACTTGCGCACATTAGATGTTAATCGTATACCAGCCAGCAACTTCATGGCATATCGTCAAAAATACAATTCCAGAAATCGTTATGAAGATGAATTGTTTCCGATACCAATTAACAAACCTGTGGACTCAGAAAAGATCTATGTTATAGATATTCCTAAGTATGTTACCATTGAATATGACATGATGCTGTGGTGTGACTACACTACGCAGATGAATGATTTAGTTGATCAAATAATGCCATATGGTAGATATTTATGGGGCAATGAAGGAAATCGTTTTGCGACTGCATTAGGAACCATATCATTTGAAACTGTTAACACAGTAGGAGAAGATCGGTTGGTACGGGCAACAATTCC